TCTACCTAGCCGCAAGCAGTTAATGCTGGCCTGGGAACGCTGTTGCGAGTCTCTTGCGAGACTCTATCCATCGGCGCTGGCGCTCAAACCCTTTGAGCCCTAGAGCTATCTCTAGCTGGTCGAGCCGAGGGGTTGATGTTTTATCGGTGTGTGGAACCAACCACATACGAAGCATCTCTCTAACGCTAATGGGAAGCCCATCACCTAATCTTGGATTCTCATCCAGGACGCGGGGGACCTCTTCCAGTGGGACATATATCCCGTGTTTCACGAGAAGTTGGACAAGCCTTGCCCTGTCGGGCAACACAGGCTCACGCGGGTTTTCCGGGGCACGACTCTTATACAGAATCGTGTTTAAGGTACTAACCGGTGTGCGGTACGTCAATGGACGCACGTACTCCTGTTGCAGGTCTTTGAACGCCTCTATCCTCTCGGATAGTGGAATCCCCTCCGGGTTTAATCCTAAGCCCCCAAGATGCTCAGGGGCTATCCGCAGGATGTCGAACACCGCCTGCTGTCTTTTCGATAGCAGGTCACGAGCACGCAAACTGCCGATTCCTCGGCAGATGTCCAGAAAGTTGTCATCTCCTGGACGGTGCCAGCGATAGGACGGTATGTCCAACTCGCTAGTAAGGATATGACCAGCGAACTCAGCCAGCCTGCTGGAATGCAGGCCTTTTGATGGGTTGATCTCAACCCCAAATCGGGCCATAAGAGCCTTATAGCGCTCTGCAAGTCCGTCATCGAATATGCACACATCGTCCCCCAGAAGTACGTATGACTCCCAGGGTATGCCCATCTCGGCGATCAACCCGAGAAGGACACAATGGTGACTAAGTGCGAACTCCGCAAACGAGGGATAGGTGCCCAGGGGTTGGCCCTGAGCCCAACTCACAGAGTTAGGTTGCAGGTGCTCCAATGCATATTGCGTGTACTTTTCGTACCGCTCATCAAAGGTACCTTCAAGCTCACCCAGGTACTGCTTAGCAGTGCTAATATCGTCCCGGATTAGGTCTCCTGGTGACCAATATTCGGTTTCCCGTCCATCGTACACCTCGAAAACCTCTTTCAAACTCGGGGCCGGTAGGAAGTGACCAAACTCCCTATAGGGTAAAACCCACTGACCTCTTGCGAGGTCATCCATGAAAGTGGTAAAGGGTTCACCGACCAGAGCTTTTAGGAGCTCCTGACTGTGAATTCTTGGGAATGAGTCAGTGGCAGAAGTTAAGTCCACTGACGACACGCGGTTACAAGCCGCGAGCTCCCCTTGAACAATCCTCCGTCCGCGTTCTTGGTCAAAAGTGCAGTCCATCGGCAGCCGACGAAGCTGCTCAAAAAGCCAGTCACCCAACGGGGTGAGGGCCTTTTGAATTAACCTTCGGGGGTTGGCAATCGTCCTGGATTTATATCCAGGCTCCGGGATACAATGGATTGAGCCGACAATGTAATCACCATCAGCGTACTTACCGGACAACTCACAGGCATAACACCTGGAGAAGTACGTGCAATCCTCTCCCCATCCTGGGTCGCAGAAATCTGAAACGCCAGAAAGTCTAGAGACAGGCGCTGACAAAGCTTCCCCAAGGATCCGTTCAAAGATCAATGGGTGGTTCTTTATCAGGGGCTCTAGCCCCTCGAGGTCAAGCACCCCACGGTCCTCTCGTCCAAATTCAAGCGGTCCAATCAAGGCCCGCCGAGTAGGACTAAAGGGGTAGTGATAGATCGGTAAGATCTTCTCTACCAGGGTTGTGTTAGGACGCACTCCAAATTCGGATTGCAACACTTCCAACCCACGGCGGAAAGTGACTTTGTCACTCTCGGACGCTGCATAGGTTACTTGCGTAACCTTTGTCCTGAACTTGTCCCATGAAGATTTGGGAATCTTCAGGAACC